TCGCGGCGTTGCGCGACGGCACCTTCGCGCTCGACGCACTGGGCGCCTTTTTACGCAAACACATCCTCGGACGGGTTGCCCCGCTCGGCGTGCTGCTGGCGCTCGGCCACTTTGGCGGGGCAGAGTCCAGCGCGTTCTTCACCGCGGGCGCGATCGCTGGCCTCGCGGCCTATGCGGCGGAGACGGCTGCGTCGATCTGGGCCAATCTCAGCCCGCCAAAGGACGCTCCGAGGTATCTGCCCGCGGCGGACGGCAACCCGGTGCCGAAGGACTGACGGGTGCTCGACCGGATGTTGTGGGCGCGGAGATCCGATGCGCCGATATCGTGATGCTGCGTACGGCATCGACCATCGGGCGTCGCTTGCCCGCAAGGCCGCGCCGCCGAAGAACCTGCTGGCCTGGTTCCTCGAGCAGTACCGGGCGGAGATGCCCGAACGGCTCCATGCCGCAGATGTCTGGCGTGACCGGATCAGCGAGGGCGAGGCGCGCAGCGGTGTCCGGGCGGTCGGCGGATCGCTCCTGGGCTCGCCGCGCGTCCACGACACCTTCCGCCGCTACATCGAGGATTCGCCCTTTGCCACGGAGGTCGCCGAATTCGAGGGCTCCAAGGACCGCACCGGGCACTATGCCTTCCCGCTCCGGGCGGCGCTGGCCCGGCTCTCCGGCAGAGGGCGGGACACCGATCCGTACCCGTTCATGGCGCGTGTCCTGTACCGCACGGCGCTGCGTGACGGCGATTACGACGCGGCGTGCGCATCAATGGGGATCTGCGAGCCAGTCCGGCGTGTCTACATCGAGGAAGCATTGCGGCGCCTCTGGGCCCGCTACGAGATCGAACCCCCGGCGCGGACGTTGAGGACCGAGGTCGCATAGGCGTACACTCCACGGCACCCACCGTCTGGGAGTCGCAGGCGGTCCGCGTAGCTCGGATGCGGAGTCGAGCGGTCACTAGTTCACCGACCCCCGGAGATGACAATGGCTGACGACAAGTTCGTCCAGATCGACGGCACCTGGTATCAGGTTGGCGACGATGAGCACACGACGACGGACACGACGACGGGCCTGCTCATCCCTCCGCTGACTCAGTGGGTCCGCGAGCTGCCCGAAGCTGTCGATGCCAAGGGGCGTCCTACAGCGTTCTGGAACATGGTGCGTCCCGAGAAGAAGCTCAAGGCGAAAGCCAAGAAGTAGGCCATGGCCGAACGCCACCGACGTTACACGAAGCGCCAGAAGCTCACCGCGGTCATCGCCGCAGACATGACCAGTGTTGAGGCTGCTGCTGAGGTTTCCGGCATCCCTCGGTCCACGCTGACCTACTGGATGGACGACCCGGATTTAGCGGAACTTCGTCACAACGCCCGGGAGCGGATGGCTGAGGAGACGCTGATCGTGGCCCGTCTCGCGTGGCAGAAGCTCTCTGAGCGGATCAAGGCCGGCGACATCGAAACCCGCGACCTCGTCCTGGCAACCGGCATGGCGACCGACAAGGCCCAACTGCTGAACGGTGGTGCAACCGCCCGGAGCGAGAACCGTGACATCACCGGCAGCATCACCGACGTCGAACTCTCCGCAGCCATCCGCGAAGCCGAGGCTCTCGTTACGGCAGGCCCAGGCGGAACTTCGTCGGAGACTGAGGGAACGCCAGCGGGCTAAGGGCTACGATCTCTACCTCTCGGATCCGGTCGGCTTCATCACCGACATTCTCGACGAGAAGCCGTGGTCCATCCAAGCCCGCATAGCCGAGGCGCTGAGGGACAATCCCCAGGTCGCAGTGCCGTCCTGCTTCGGCAGCGGCAAGGACTGGATCGCCGCCCGGATCGTGGCGTGGTGGGTGGCAACCGGCGGGATCGCGGTCACCACGGCCGATACGTACCGTCAGGTCCGGGACATCCTCTGGCGAGAGTTGCGCAAGGCGCATATCCGGGGCGGCCTCCCGGGGACGATCCCTCTCGTCGAGTCGCGCTGGGAGGTACCCGACACAGGCGCGTTCGCCATCGGCATCAAGCCTGAGGACTACAACCCCGAAGGCTTGCAGGGCATCCACGGGCGTCGCGTCCTGGTCGTCCTCGACGAGGCCAACGGCGTAGGCGCTCCCCTCTGGGAAGCTGCCAAGGGCCTCGTGGTCAACGAGGAGAGCCGGATCCTCGCCATCGGCAACCCTCACGAGCCGCAGGGAGCGTTCTTCGAGGCCTGTCGGACGTCGACATGGCACGTGATCCACATCTCCGTCTACGACACGCCGAACTTCACCGGAGAGCCAGTCACCGACAAGGCCCAGGCCGAGCTTGTGAGCCCATTCTGGCTCGAACAGAGGCGCGAAGAGGGTCTCGAAGGCACCCCTTGGTGGCAGGCCAAGGTACTCGGCCAGTTCCCCGATACCGCGTCGAACGCCATCGTGCCGCTGGCATGGGTCGAGGCAGCTAGAGACAGGCCTCATGTGTCAGACGCCAAGGAGTGGTCGGGTTTCGACATCGCCCGCTTCGGTGACGACGACTCGGCGCGGGTCGACGGCAACGGCAACGGGCCGCAACAGGTCCTCATCGTCCACGGCCACGACACGATGGATCTCGCCGGTCTCGGGATGCAGTACCTCCGAGAGCGACGCGGCGTCCTTGCGATCGACGTCATCGGGGTTGGAGCGGGAGTCTATGACCGGATCAAGGAGCAGAAGCCGCCGGGAACCGTGCTTGACGTCAACGTGGGCGAACGTGCCCAACATGACGACGATCTGCTCGTCAACCTCCGTGCTCAGCTGTGGTGGGACGTCCGCCGAGTCCTCGACCCAAACAACAAGACAGACGAGCCGATCAGTCTCGCTCGTCTCTCCGACCACGACTACCAGCGTCTCCGTGCGGAATTGACCGCTCCCACCTACCGGATGACCTCGTCTGGGAAGGTGCAGATCGAGTCCAAGGAGGAGTTGAAGGCACGCGGCCTTCCGTCTCCCGACCTCGCCGATGCCTTCTGTCTAGCCATCTACGCCCGGTCACGCGCTCGCCGCCGGGTCTCCTCGTTTGGAGCTGCTGCGTGACCAGTATTCTCGACCTGTTCCGACCAAGGGCTCCGGTGAAGGCCGCATCAGGTCCCGGAGTCCAGGCTCTCATCAATGACCGTCCGCTGTACGTGCTAGGGAACGATCCCCGCAAGCGGATGGAGGCCTATCTCAAGGCGTACAAGGTCGGCTGGTTCTACAAGGCCGAGTCCAAGATCAGCAACGACATCGCCTGCCTCAAGGTCCACGTGTCGCCTGAGAACTCGATGGGCGACAACGAAGCCGAGGTCATCGAGCCCGATCTGTTCGTGCCGTGGGAGACCCTCGACCCGATCGGCCAGTTTCTCCGACTCATGGAGCGACCAAACCCATATCAGACCGGGAGACAGCTTCGGCAGAAGACCCAGATCCGCATCGACATGGCCGGCTGCGCGTTCTGGTACCTCGAATCGCCAGATGCCCTGTACGGGTTGCCCACGGCGATCTACGGCATCTCGCCGTCCCGGATGTCCCCTTCATACGACGAGCGGGGTCGGCTGGTCGGCTGGATCGTCGACCATGACAAGCCGGGTGGCGGGGTTCCGTTCGAGCCCAAGGAGATCCTGCAGTTCGTGACCGGCACGGCGGATGACGACGTGTACGGAGTCGGGGTCGTCGAAGCGGTCTACGCCGAGGTGCCCCTAACCAACCTGATGGCGACCCATACCGCCAACGTCCTAGAGACTGGCGGGCGGCTCGCCGGGATGCTCTGGCCCAAGGAGCGGACCCTCGATCAGGCTGAGTTCGAGGACGCCCAGCGGGCGTGGCGGTCGACGATCTCCAACGGTCAGGCGGCCAAGCGACTGCTGCTGTTTCCGGAGCCGATGGAATACAGCCAGGGAGCCTCGACTCCGGCCGAGATCGGCATCCCCGAACTGGCGCAGCTCAATCGCGACAACATCCTGACCGCGTTCCCGGTCGACCCGGTGCAACTCGGAGTCCCGGCACCTGCTGGGCTCAACTCGGGCGAGACACGCCGCTACCAGCGTCAGGCGTACTGGGAAGGCACCATCCATCCGCGCGTCGAGATGCTCGAGGAGACGATCCAGGTCGGTCTCCTGTCGCGGTACGAACGAGCGGTTGGCTACACCCTCGACTTTGAGATCGAGGAGCCCAACCTCGACGACGCCTCGACCCTATTGGAGAAGTCCGGGGCGATGAGCGCGCTCGTCTCTCTCGGCTTCGATGCCGGCGAGGTCGCCGCCGCGGTCGGCCTGGATCACATCAAGTTCAACGGCACGCCGGCACCCGTCGTACCCGATGAGCAGAGCCTAAGCGTCAGGATCAACGACACGTCTCGTCGGGATACCACCCAGACGACGCAGACGATGGCCAAGGCGGAACAGTTGCTCGCCCAGCGCGAGGCGGTCCTGTCTCCCGCCACGCTGCGAGCCATCGGCACCATCCGGTCATTCCTGCGCGATCAGATGGAGCGGGTCGTCAACCGGATCCGGGAGACGCTGCCGGCGTCGAAGGCGGCTCGCAGGAAGGCCGAGCCTGACTGGTTCGACGAGAGCGCAGAGGCAGAGGCGCTCAAGGAGACGCTCCGCACGATCTACCTCGACGTCGGCAAGGGCGCCCTGCAGGTGGTCTCGGATCGGGTCGAGCGGTTCGTCCAGCCGGACTTTATCAAGAGCGTCCTGGACGATCTTCTGGCCAACGGCGGAGAGCGGATCGTCGACATCACGGAGAGAACTCGGGCGGCACTCGTGGCCGAGGTCGCAGAAGGCGTGCAGCGTGGCTACTCGATCTCGCAACTGATCGACGGTGTCCCGAACGAGGCGTTCAACGGCGTTCAGAAGGCACTCCTCGACAACGGCATCGAGGTCTTCGGGGACATCCGCGCCGAGACGATTGCTCGGACCGAGACCGCCATCAGCTACAACCGCGCCGCCCTGTCGGGATACGACCGGTTCGGCATCGCGGAGGTTATCGCCTTCGACGGGGACAAGGACGCAGCTTGCGCCGCACGAAACGGCGTGACCTTCTCCCTCGACGACGCGCAGAACATCACCGACCACCCCAACGGGACACTCGACTGGGCTCCCGTCGTGCCCTTCCTCGGAGGCTGACATGGCCGAATGGTCGTCTTCCTACATCAGCGCCCTGCCTGACAGTGCATTCGCGTGCGTCGATTCCGAGGGACGCCACTACCCGCATCACAACGCCCAGGGCAACCTCGACATGCCGCATCTGCGGGCGGCGATGAGCCGGATCGGCGATCCGACCAACACCCAATGTGGCAAGCAGCACCTGATGGCCCACGCCAGGGCGGAAGGAATGGGCCAGATGAAGGCCGATCCGATCAAGGCCGAGCAGCTTGGAACGGCCAAGTGGCGCGTGCTGGCCATCCCCTTCGGCGGGCCGCTCAAAGGCGGGAAGGACCTCGACGGGGAG